TTCATGTTTAACTCCGTGATCTCCAAAGACCATATTTAAAATGTAAGATGTTCCCGATGACAAGCAACCCAATAAAAGAAAATTCGAAACAGAAACGTCAAAATTAAATAGTCCTGTGAATGGAGAAAGTAGCATTAAAAACCAGCCTACATGAAATCCCATACACATTGGGCAGTGGAACACCTTCCCAAATCCGCCGGCAAATTGTTTTTTTGGTCTCAATTTCTTTAAAAGCGGCATATCGCTATAAACTAATATTTGAGTTAGCCCATAGGCGCACAATATAAATGTAAGTAATTCCATTTTTCCTCTATTCGAATGTGTACATGTAATTTAATGAGTAAGGATCTCTAATATATTTGTGACGTATTGAGCCCTTCTCTACAGAGTGCGGTACTTCACCCATCTCTGTTGAATCTTCTTTTCCTGGGTGGATTAGCTCATCATCATCCATGGAAATAATTGCTTCAAGATTTTCAAAATATGGACGTTCTTCATCAATAAAATTTGAAATATTAATTAAAGCCAATTTTGGTCCCGAAACTTCTGGTTTAACTGATTCCTGAATTGTGCCCTCAAGGGCACCGTAAAAGGCGCCTGCTTGGACAGACTCTGGTGCTAATATCCCTTTCTTAATCAGATGACTCATTAGTCTGTTTTGAGCGCCATAGACCAAGTCGGACATTGTTTCTTTTGGGAAAGCCACTATTTTGCTATTCTTTGGAGACAAGACAATATCGATGTCTCCATGATCAAAGATCATGACATCTCCGTTTAAAGATTGTCTCGCGTTGAGTTCTAATTTAACTTTCTTTTCATTGGCTTTTTCGCCAATTCTAATTATTATCGCCATTGATACCTGTTTCCCTGATAAGTGATTGAACTCTTAATACGGTCAATAACACTTTTTCATTTATCGTTGTTCTATTAAAAGATTCTAATTTTAATAAAATTTCATTTGCTTTTGTGGTCATCTCTTCATCATTGGATATGTCTTTTCTTAAAGTTGCTTTTGAGAGTTCGGTTTTTAATCTCGAAATTTCTTCATTCAAGAAGGTCTTAAACTCTACTGAGTTATCAACGAAAGATTGGATGTAGAGATTTAATAGAGTTTTTTGCTCTTTATATAATTCATCTTTATATTTTTTATTAAACTTATTTATAAAAGTTTCTATGACTAGTCTATCGACTGACTCTTCTTCTTTAGTATTTGATACACTAATCATGCTTGCAATAACAAGGTTCTCCAAAAGAACCGCATCTTTTGGATTAGTGGAATCCGAAAACATTTGATATATATTGGCAAGTGATTTATAGTTTGGAACAAAATTATTAAACACCGAGGATTGAACTTCCTTGTTTATGTCATGTATTAAATCAGTTTGTGCCTCAAAGAGAACACCTGAGTCAATTACATTCTTTTGTGTTTTTGCTTCTTTTATAATTCTAGCGCTATCAAGTTCACTCAAATTGCTACTTTCATATAGCGACTTGTAACATTCTAAATCTTTTTTAAGAACAGAACCATCCTTAAAGTGCTTTTTAATTATAGCAACAATCTTATTACAGCGGGATTCGTCTTTTTGTAAGATAGCAGAAGTTCCCTCTCTTATAAGGGCTTCATAAACAAATGCCGTGTTTCTTTTTTTGTTGTGTTTAATTTTCATCATTTTGCTCCGTTATTGTTTTTTTACTATTTTCTAAATCTTTTAATAGATTGTGCAAAGAATCGTTAACTTCAAAAAGTTTTTGTTCTTCTTTAGATTCTTTCAAATTATAAATAGATTCGTCTTGTTCATAAATACCTTTTGAAAGGGGCAGCATGCTGGATAATGAACTTATTTCCGAGCCTGGAAACTTTGAGCGTTTCGATGAGCCGCGCTTTTCAGCGTTGTATTGTGCTTTATAATTTCTGATTCTTGGTCCACTGTCTTTACGTGAATCGTTCTTTACTGGGTGATATACTTTACCTTTGGCGCCAGGGGTAAGACGTGGTGAATTTCTAGAACCAGGGGGGACTGCTAGTAATGGGGACTCGTCGCCGCCGGCTTCTCCAGCGGGGATTTCTTCACCGCCCAAATCGCCGGCGCCTAAATCTTCTCCGCCAAGTTCACCGCCTAAATCACCACCAAGATCTCCGCCGAGATCTCCTCCGAGGTCTCCCATTCCGCCGGCTTCTCCTGCAGCTGCAGCCTCTGCTACTGCTTGTAATGATGCATCTTGCTTCCGATCATAAAACATCTCTCTCTGGTTACGTAAGAATTCCTCATGAGACATGCCAAACACATTGTCAGCAACCCAACGGCGCGAGAAGTACCCTTCCGTAGCAGAAGCAGCGATGTCAAACTTAGCTTTCCAGTGCTCGATTTCCTGAAGCTCTGCAATCTTTGACGGATTGTTCAGTGTAAGCTTGAAACCTATCAAATCATCTCCGCGGAAACCTAAAGTATAAAGATGAATAATACCGATCTTTTCTAACTCTGAGGTCAATACTCTTTGCAGTCTCTGAATAGTTCTTGCAAAACGAATATCCTTTTGTGCCAGTGTAGTTTTATCTTCTGATGCGCCATCGCCCATTGCTAAGTAAGCTTGGGGAATTTTTAGCGCTGAGAAAAGTTTATCGCGGAGATACTTAACGTCGTCAATGGCAGTTGTATTCTGACCACCAGCAAGATTGGTAATCTCTGTGGCTGAGCCCGGGCGCACTGGAATAAAATAATCTTCTTCGATGCTCATGGGGTTGTACCTCAAATCAACACGACCGGTTGTGTTATCGACGACAGAGTGTCGCTTAAGTTGGGTTACAATCTTCTCCATATATTGCTCTACTTCCTGTGGAGGTATTCCGCCTATGTCGATCTTGAACAATCGTCTTTCAGATGAGCGAATGATTCGGTAAGCCATCATCGCATCCTCAACAAGAGTTAATTGTCTGAATATTCGACGGGCTGGGTCTAGGATGGATGTTCCATATGGGGCGTGCTTATCGTTACCGAGCACACGGAAGTGCGCAACTTGCCAGTTTTCAAACGTCATTCCTGCGGCATTCCATTGATATTGAATATAGTTTGGGTTTGTAGAATCTTGACCTTCTAATCTTTCAACTTCGGTTATTGGTAATGAGATAACCGATTGAATACCATAGTTGTCATCAATATCTAAATATAAGAAGAAGTCTCCATACTTACACATCGTGCGCGCCCAGCCAAATAGATTGTAATCTACGTTTAGCACCTTTGAGTAAAGGTTTTCTAGGACTGCTTTGATTTCTTCGTTTGGACACCGAACATTTAACATTGAAGTCAGGTCAGAGTAGGTTGTCATTTCATCTGCATAGATATCCATTGCAGACGCAATCTCGGGTGTATATTCCATTTGATCAAAGTCGATATATCTTTCGACGCGTCTTTGATTCTGCATCGCGTTTGCAGCTATTTGGTCTAAAGGGTTGTAAAGAGATTTTTTGAACTGTTGACCAGATGCTGACTTGAATCTAGAGGAAAACTTATCTAGGTGTTGTCTGCGTATCTTTCTGCCAGACTGGGATCTATAATTGATTATGGGTCCCGAAAACAACCTAGTAAGTGCTTTGAACAAAGTTGATTGTGAATTTCTTGTATTTTTGGTATTTCTATTATTAGCCATTTAATTTCTCACTTAATGATCCATTTGTATTGATCATATGTATTTACTGCTTCGTTTATTTTATCAAACATATCGCTTTTCTTGTACCCCTCTTGTCCTTTAATTTGTGTATTCATGGTAGTTTTTGAAGTATATATTGCACCTAAAAAAGCTTTTTGATAATTTAAATCTCTAGAGCTGTTTTGTAATGCTGTGTCTCTAACCCAGCAAGCAATTGCAAGAGCCATAATTAAATCATCATGGTATCCCTTCATTGCCTGTGGTTTACCATTCCTCCAAATAAAAGTTTTCATCTCATTAATTGTACGAGAAGAATATACAGTAATTAGTTTATTTCTTATAAACTCTTCTAATTTTGCAATGATAAGAGGGCGAGTCTTCATGGTGGTAGAAAATCCAGGTACTGCAGAATTACGATATTCTGCTTGGTGCTGTTCGATATACTCATGAGTTGATTTGACTGAGTGGTACAGATTGGGGTAACCATACTCTAACAACTTATCTAACACGGAGTATCCAACATTATTATTTTCTACTACCAACATACAATTACCATATTCTCTACCAACTTGATTGAGCATATTCGCAAACATATCTAGTGTTGCTTTTCCTTGATACTCTCCAACAATTTCAAGAGTTTCTAATTTTATAACATGAAACGTAGAGTAATCAGCGCCGTCTCCGCGGGCAACATCAGCTACCATAAGATAACTACATGCAGGATCAAACTCGCCCCAGATCCAAAAATTTCTATCAAAACCGGTTCTGTATTTTGGCTCGCATATATTTGCTAAAAGCCATTCCATGTCTTCCGGATCAATTACTGTTTCGCCGGATGTATTAAAGCTGCATTCAAGTTCTTGCGCTATTTGTCTCCTAGACATGTTTTTGGTTTCTTTTCTATGCCACTCTTCATTACGATCAGGGTGCACATCCCAAGGCAATGTTGTTAAATTAAAATTATTTGTGCTACTTTCGGCATCCATGCACGTCTTATGGAACCAGTTACCTACTCCGTTTGGGGTGGACAGTGCAATACAGCGACCACCAGTTGACAGCGTTGGATACAAACCGGTCCACAGTTCATCAAGCCCCTCAATATGTGCTGCCTCATCAAGCACCAAAAGAGACAACGCCTCAGAACGCCCGGCGTCACCAGAGGTAGAAGCAGCCTTAATGGAAGAACCATTAGAAAGTTCGAAAGAGGTTCTGTTATCTACCGAAATCGTAGCGATGCTTAGCCAGTCGGGCACATTTCTCATGATGCCTTTAACTTTTTTAACCAAGTTTCCTGCAGTTGCAAACTTAGTTGCCATAACAAGAATTGATTTATCTCGGTGAAAAAGCATCAGCCATACAATATATCCAGCAGTAATGGTAGAGATCCCAAGCTGTCTTGCTTTTAAGATTACATTAAAACGGTAATCATTAAAATCCTGCAAGAGAACATCTTGAAAATCATATGTATCAAAAAGAATCAACCCGTGCATCGGGTGTGAAATTCTTGCATATGTTTTAAGAAAATATGCGGGGTCTTTCCCGCATTTTAATATTTCTTTAACTTTCTGCTTATTGTCTAATTGGAAACTCATACATTTTTCAGAGCCGCTATCACTTCTTCTCTGTTGGCTAGACCACCTTCGCCATCGCGAACGATCATATCTTCCATACCATCTGTCTCCATGGCGTCCATTAATTCATAATCTGACATTTTGTCAAATCCGTAGGGGTCTAGTGCATCATACATTTCATCTTCACCACCCATATCATGATAGTGCCCTTCA